AAAGTTGGCGTTGATATATCATTCACGGAAGAACAAGCGGCAGAATTTGTCAAATGTTCTCAAGATCCCGTTTATTTCATTAAAACATATGTAAAAATTGTCAATGTGGATTTAGGTTTAGTCCCATTTGACATGTGGCCATTCCAAGAAGATATGGTTCGTGATTTTCATGCGAATCGATTTTCCATATGTAAGATGCCTCGACAGGTTGGTAAAACTACCACAACTGTTGGTTATATGTTATGGTGTGTATTATTTCAAGAAGATTATACGATTGCTATTCTTGCAAATAAAGGGCAATTAGCGCAAGAGATTCTTTCTCGTTTACAAAAGGCATATGAATATTTGCCATTATGGTTACAACAAGGCATTATTGTTTGGAACAAAAGAAACATTGAACTAGAAAACGGTTCAAAGATTTATGCATACGCAACATCCGCTGCGGGTGTTCGTGGTGGCACATACAACTTAATTTTCTTAGATGAGTTTGCGTTTGTGCCTAAAAATATGGCTGATGATTTCTTCACATCAACATATCCCGTTATTTCTTCTGGTAAAACAACAAAAGTCATTATTGTTTCTACGCCTTGTGGACTCAATCATTTTTATAAAATGTGGGTGGACGCCACAGAAAAACGAAGTCTTTATGAACCTATTGAAGTTCATTGGTCAATGGTGCCAGGTCGTGACGATAAATGGCGTGAAGAAACAATTCGTAACACCTCAGAAGAACAGTTTAGGCAAGAATTTGAAACTGAATTTATTGGCTCTGCGGCCACTTTAATTTCTGGCGCAAAACTAAGATCATTAGCCTTTTATAACCCATTATCTTCAATTGATGGGTTAGACATTTATGAAGAACCAAAACCTGGTCACCTGTATATTGCAACAGTTGACTGCTCAGAGGGAGTTGGTGCAGACTATTCTACCATTAATGTTATTGATGTAACTCAGGTGCCCTACAGACAAGTTGCCAAATATCGTAGTAATAAGTTGCCGCTTCTTTTCTTTCCTACCATGATTTACTCTATTGCATCAAGGTATAACGAAGCGTATGCTCTAATTGAAACGAATAACATTGGCCAACAGGTGGTAGACATTTTACATTATGATTTAGAGTATGAAAATATCTACAAACTTGAACACCATCATATTAAAGGACAAAGTATTTCTGGAGGTTTCAAAAGGTCTACAAGTTTTGGTATTAAAACAACAAAATCTGTCAAAAAAATTGGCTGTGCCAATCTTAAAACATTAATTGAGACAGACAAACTTATCATTAATGATTTTGACACTATTGCAGAAATGAATACTTTTATTCGTATTCGTGATAGTTATGCAGCTGAAGAAGGTAATAATGATGACTTGGTGATGGGTTTGGTTTTATTTGCTTGGTTAGCTGCACAAGCATATTTCAAAGATTCTACAAACATTGACATAAGAAAAATTCTAATCGAAGAACAAGGCCTATCAAACGAAGAAAATCTTACACCTGTTGGAATTATTGATGATGGTCGAAAAGAAGAAGTTGTTGTTGATTCTGGCGATGTTTGGACAGAAAAAGGGTATCTATCCTCAGTTTTGTAAAAAACTAAATAGAGAATAAAAAAGAATTTGACCCGATAACAAAAGGAGAAATCCATGGCATTTCAATTATCCGCTGGGGTAAATGTATCAGAAATCGATCTGACCACAGTTGTCCCCTCAGTCGCCACTTCTATTGGCGCATTTGCCGGTCCGTTTGCTTGGGGTCCAGTTGGTGAAGTTACAACTATTTCAGATGAGGTTCGCCTAGTTGACCAATTTGGCAAGCCCGACTCGACAAATTATGAATACTGGTTCTCGGCTGCAAACTTTCTTGCATACTCAAATAATCTCAAAATTGTTCGTGCTTTTAACTCCGTATCCACGAAGAATGCTACTTCCAATAATGCAGTTCTAGTAAAGAACGAAACCGATTGGGAAAACTCTTATTCTTCAGGTTCTTCTGGAACATATGGAACTTTTGCTGCTCGTTTTGCAGGAGCATTAGGCAACTCCCTCAAAGTTTCGATGGCTGATGCCAACACTTATACCAATTGGGCATATGCCAATCAATTTACTTCTGCACCAGGAAATTCTTCATATACATCATCAAAAACAGGTTCGTTTGATGAGCTGCATGTTATTGTTATTGATGAAGATGGTAAATTTACTGGTACTTCTGGTACAGTTCTTGAGAAGTTTTCTTTTGTTTCTAAAGCAACTGACGCAAAAGATGATAGTGGCAATTCTAACTATTACAAAAATGTAATTGCAGCACAATCAAGATACATTCATTGGATGGATCACCCAACAGCAAATGGCGCAACAAACTGGAATAGCACGGCATCTGGAACAGCATTTGCTAACTTAACATCTAATGTTACAGTTTCTTTGGCCGGTGGTGCAGATGGCACAATCTCTACAGCCAATGTTGTAACTGCTTATGACCAGTTTGAAAATGCTGACTCTGTTGACATTTCGCTGGTTATTTCTGGTCCATCAACACAAACATTGTCAGCTGATTTAATTTCGATGGCTGAAACTCGTAAAGATTGCCTTGTATTCATTTCGCCACTTAAAGCTGATGTTGTTAATAATGCTGGTAGCGAAGTTACTGCTGCTGTTGCAACTCGTAACGCACTTACTTCATCGTCTTATGCAGTATTTGATGGTAACTGGAAATATCAATACGACAAATATAACGATGTATATCGCTGGGTTCCATGTAACGGTGATGTTGCTGGTCTCTGCGCTAGAACAGACCTTGAAAGAGATCCTTGGTTCTCACCGGGCGGACTCAATCGTGGTATTTTGAAAAATGTCATTAAACTGGCATGGAATCCAACTAAAGCAAATCGTGATGACCTTTACACAAAAGGCATTAATCCAATTGTTTCGTTCCAAGGCGAAGGCACAGTTCTGTTTGGCGATAAAACAATGTTGAGCAAACCATCTGCGTTTGATCGAATCAATGTTCGCCGACTGTTTATCGTGCTTGAGAAAGCAATTGCTAGAGCAGCTCGCTTCTCCTTGTTTGAATTTAATGATCAGTTTACTCGTGCTCAGTTTGTTAATCTTGTAGAACCATATCTGCGAGATGTTCAAGGTCGCCGTGGTATTACCGACTTCCGTGTTGTCTGCGATGAAACAAATAATACTGGTGAAGTTATTGACCGTAATGAATTTGTTGGTGATATTTACATTAAACCTGCTCGCTCTATCAACTTCATTCAACTTAACTTTGTTGCGGTTCGCACAGGCGTTTCGTTTGATGAGGTTGTAGGACGATTCTAAATAGAGAAACGGGAGAAAAATAAATGGCATTCAATGTAAACGAATTTAGAAGCCAGATGGTGGGCGATGGCGCCCGGCCAAATCTGTTTGAGGTTTCTATGCCGTTCCCTGGATTCTCTGCACCAGCGAACGCCCAAACAAAACTTACATTTATGTGTAAAACAGCACAATTGCCAGGCGCTACGCTTGGTGTTGTGCCAGTTCAATATTTTGGTCGTGAGTTAAAGTTTGTTGGTAATAGAACTTTCGCAGACTGGACAATCACAGTTATTAATGATGAGGACTTTGTTGTTCGTAACGCATTTGAAAGATGGATGGCTGGCATTAACAGCCATAACCTGAATGTGCGTAACCCAGCTGCTCTTGCACCAGGCGGTTATACCGTTGACGGTGAAGTTACACAGTTTGGTAAAAAAGGCGACAATATTAAAAAATATAAGTTTGTAGGTATGTTCCCAAGCGATATTACTGCAATCGATGTTGATTGGGGTTCAAATGATACAATTGAGGAGTTTTCTGTAACTTTAACTTATCAATGGTGGCAAGCTGTAGAAGATGGTGTAGTGTAAGAAGAAAGGCTTCGGCCTTTCTTCATTTTTATAGGATGATTCGTTAATGGCAATATATCTTCTTGTCAAAGAACACCTTGACACAGGTTTGAAATATCTGTGTAAGCGTGTCGCATCTTCTTTTTCCGAATGTGAAAAATATAAAGGTTCTGGTGTTTATTGGAGAAAACATTTAAAAAAATATGGTAATAATATAAAAAC